CTCACTGGCCAAGGCCCGGTATGTCTATGGTGAGTTTCTGGCCAAGTTTGGTGGGGCCATCCCCGGACCATTGAAAGACCTCGCACTTGACAATCAAAAACGAACTGAAGCAAACAACCAGATCAAGGAGTTGTTGGACCACCTAAAGGCCATGCAGATCACTGTCCCCATCATCGTTGATTAACCCAGTCAAAAGTATCTATCTAGCTAGCACAGAATACAAAACATAAACTGATATGAACCAAAAATTCGTGGCTGACATCGCCAAACTGAACCAACGCATCGTCACGCTCAACAGCAGCCGCGGGACCATGAGTCCCACGGCCCAAAACTCACTGAACAAGGTCGAAGCCCTCAGCAAGCTGCTGACGGCCAAGTCAACTGAGGTGACCGTCTTTGATGACGCCGAAAAGGCCAAGTTCGTGGCCGACACTATCGAACTCAACCAGGCCGTCAAGGTCTTGGCCGGCGGTCCTCAGCTCAGTGGCAGTGATCGAAGCACCATCGCGGAGATCCAAACCCTGAGCCAGTCGCTGATGGCCGAGGCAAAGACCCTGACACCGGAAGTTGCCGGGAAGCCCGATTCGACCGTGACAACTGAGGCCAGCGTAGGTTACTCGACGAAGATCGAATTGGCCAATGACATCGCGGCCATCGGTCAGTCGGTCACCGCGCTCCAGGCCCAGGTCCAGGCCATGGCCTCTAAGCACACCACCAAGCCGTCAAGCTCGAGGTCTGGTGCGGCCCCTGGCGCCCGTTAACGTCTCGACAGCAAGATCACTCGCACAAGGTTACACCATGTGGGTGATCTTACTGTTCTCCTTAGTGACACCGCTGACAACGGTCACCCTTCCAAGCCGGGGAATACGCTGCGACTAGCGCCCCAACGCACGGAGCTTCTAGGGTGAAGTTTGCAAGACTCTTTGTTGGCTATCCGTCCCAGCCGACTTGAGCGCTAGCAGTCGCCGCAAATGCCCTACGTCAGCGGTGTTTTCTTTTCCCTGGGTCAACGCCCTGTGTCAGGGCCCGCCAGATGAGCTCTTGTTCAATGTCCTTTGGGTCATCATCACCCATCTTCAGGTCATTGACAGCTGAGGCGAATGAGCCATACTGCAAGGCCCTAAGGGCAGCGCCAAGTGATGACTTTCTCCTCCCCTGAAGCTTGCGGACAGCCTCAGCTTGAGCCGGCCTTCCATAGCCTAGCTTCTCACAGGCCGCGCGTGCGACAACCTCAGCTAGCTCTTGGTTCTCTCGCCCAACTAGCTCTACGGCGGCGTCAATACACAGCGTCCAACAGTTCTCGGCCACTACGGCCTCATCCTTGTTCCAAAGCATGTCAGCCCCGGGGTCCGGCTTGCCACTCAACACGGCCTTAACCCTGGCCCGTTGCTCTTCATGGCTTAACTCGGGTGAATCATAGTCTCCAAGGTGCTGCTCAGCGTAGTCGACCACATGCTGGACCAGGTCGCTGAACTCTCCCTCAATGATTAAGGCTGCTCGGCTCACAGCTCGATGGTCCCATGCTCACTGTAGTGGCCACCTTCACCTTGATTTGAGCCGACCCACACACCATTTTCGTCAGCCCAGTCATAGAGCATCTGGAGCACGTAGTCAACAGAGTCGCTGTCATCGTCAGCCATCTGAAACTCGTTGATCAGGTCCTCATACCGAGCTGCGGCATGTGGCGTCAGCTTGGCATTGACCTCCTGCCGCTTGAGCTCAAGCTTCTCGATGATCTTGGCCTTGGCATCTTCTGGATCCGCATCCTCAAACTCTGGCCCGCTGATGTCAATGTCCAGGTAGAGCACCCAATTTCGCTCCACGATCACCTGCTTGCCGCGAATCTTGAAGAATGGCCGTGACTCAAGCCGCCTTCGCCTCGGTCTTCTGAACTTCAGCCCCTTGGCGCCATGGGCAAACCTGGGACGGTTGCAGCCACAGGTGCTGCAGTCGGCAAGAAAGCCGCCTTCAAGGAGCACCTGGTCTACAACCTGTTCTGCTGGTCTGTGATTCACAACGTAACTATCTCTATGAGAATGATCATCCGTCAACTTCGGCTAAACGCCGGGCTAACTAGCACCTGCGTCGCCACCTTCTTCTTCATGTTCATGGTGTCTGGGTTTTTGACCTATGGCCAGACCAACACCAACATCATCAGCCAAGCCAGCACCAACGCCGTCCAGGTGGTGACAAACAACCCAATCATCAGCGCCAGCCCTCAAGACCTGCTCAACGCGATCTCACCGCTGATCGCCATCTTCGTCACGTCCCTGGTCAGCAAGTATTGGAGCCAGGTCCCCAAGATGGCCGTCCCACTCATCGCCGTGGCCTTCGGCACTGGGGCCTCATACCTGAGCACCTTAGCTACCCACAGTGGCCAGTCATTTGGGAAGAGCCTCCTGTTCGGCCTTGCCACAGTCACCATCCGTGAGATCATGGCCCAGACAACCGACCACGTGGTGGCCATGAAGATCGGAAAGCCAGTGCCTAGGATGGGCAAACCTGCACAAAAGATCACGGCAGATGTCAGGCCAACTCCAGAAAGCCCGTCACGCCCACCTGTAGATCCTGAGCTCCTGAAGATCCTCGAGTCATCTGGCGGTCCTGAAAAACCACCTACAGCGACGAGGCCTCAAACCTAGTTGCCAGTGAGATGGTGTCTGGCCCGCGAAGAGGGTAGTAGAACTCAAAGCCCCTGACCATCTCCAGGTAGCGGAACAGCCTCATCCCATTTCGCCGAAACGTAGGGTGCTGCCGGTCCATAAACCAGGTTATCTCACACCGGTTGTCACCCTTCTTCACGCGGATGAACCGGCCAATGATCTGCTTGGCCACCTCAAAGTCAGCCACCGGGTCGGCAATGATGCCGGCCCTCAGCTCGTTGATGCTCACGCCCTCCTTCACCAAAGGCGTGACCATGATGGCACCCTTAGTCCTCCTGAACCAAGAGAACGTGTCATCACGTTCCTTTGAACTATGCTCTGAGAAGAGCACCCTGACCAGCTCCGGGTTCACCCCACACTCCTTGATGACTGACTCCAGGACGTAGACGTGGAGCGTCCTGGTTGCCACCACGAGCGTTGGATAGCCCTTGGCTGAGTAATATGCGGCCCACGCCCCAATGAGCTCATTTCGCGCCTTGAAGCGGATGATGGCCTTGTCATAGAGCCGGTGCAAGAGGCACCACCTTGAGTTCAGCTCAAGAACCTCGCCTTCAACCTGGATGCGATGTATGTTCTGGACAGTTGCCGGCTCAACCCCAAGGTTCTTGCAGGCCTGCAAGACCTCGGCTGAGTTGTTTAAGCAGACTGGGTCAAGGTCAATCCCAGCATCCTTGGCCACCTTAACAGCCTTAGCCGTGAATAGCTCATAGACCGGGCCGACATAGACGCCCCTCCGCCACGTGTTCTCAATCAACACCCAGGCATCTGTATCTGGCCTGGCCGTGTGGTCAAGGTCAATGAACTTGTCCTTCCACTCCCTGACATCCACGATGTAGATCGTGGGCTTGGCCGCTCGGCCAGCGTCAATCAACTCACCAGGCTCGATCGTCTCAAGCCATGGCCCAAGCAGCCCAACTATCTTCGTGTGCCTGACCTGGTCACTCTCCTTCTTGGTGTCAGAGGCGCCCATCCTAAAGTAGGCAGGGATCTCAAGGAGGACCTTCTCAGCCGACGGGGCACAGGCGTGGTGACACTCGTCAAAGCAGATCCCCATGAACGTCTTGAACCACCCTGCCCTGATCAGGTCCTTGTAGTTCCGCCACAAGATGGCGTTGGTGGCCACGACGATGTGCCGGCCAGTATTGTCTCGCTTGCCACCTCCATACTGTGAGATTGACCTACCCGGCAAGAACTTCTTTAGGTCTGAGTATGCCTGCCTGACCAGCCGCTCAGTTGGCGTGAAATATAGCAGCCGAGCAGTCGGAAACCGCTGAAGTATCAGTGATGCTGCCGCCGCAAAGCAGACCGTCTTGCCACCCGCGACAGAGATGTGGTGCACCCCATTGCCATGTTCCAGCCATGAGGCGATGCACTGGCGCTGGCTAAAGTCAAGGTGAAATGGGGCCTGCACCACGTCGTCTGGGATGTCATCGACCGTGATGCCTTTGAATGGACTGACAAGACACTCCGCCGTGTCATACTTGATGTGGTGGACCTCGCAGAAGCTGGTGACATCGTTCAGGTATCCACGAAGCCCAAGGCCCCTATTGTTGGTCTGTGGGACCCTCTTGATTGGGTAGAAATAGCCATCCCACCCACGCTCGCCATTGGTGCCTTTGAAAAGCTGGTAGGCCTCGCTCCTCCAGTAGTCATCAGGCCTGAACCTCAGGCCTTCAATGATCGTGGTTAGCTCAGCCGGGTCTCCATCAAGGTAGACGCGTATCGCTGACTCTTTGAGCTTAATCACGCCTGGTAGAATAGGAAAGGGTCGCCCCGCCAAGAGCGACCCCTTCTCACAACATGGCTTGAAACACCGATTCCAACAGCCTTAACTACGTGCTTCGCGCCCTGAGATACTCAGAGAACTTGACAGCCAGCTTCTTAAGAAACTCTTCTCCCTCCCTGTGGCTTCCAAACAAGAGGAGCACACGGCCATCATCGTTATCCGGGGCCACAGCCACAGAAAGTGGGACACTTTCTGACCTAAGCCACTCATGAAAGCTTGGCACGTGGGTCAAGTTAGCGAAGGATGCTGGGGTTGACTTTGGCTTCATCCTCTCTCTCCCTCATCATGTTGGCCCTAGCCTCGTCAACATAGGGCCCAGTTGCCGTTGGAAAAATCGAGTCATAGAAGGCCATGAAGCCATCTCTAAAGAACCGGTATGTGTCTTCAAAGTCTACCTGGCCACGACGATATGTCTCTGCCTCAAAGGCCACCAACTCACCTAACCTTCCAGCTTGGACTAGCTTATCGGCCACGATGGCCGCAAACATGTAGTAGAAGTAGTAAGATGTGGGGTGAGTCCGGCGGATATGCTGGATCAGCTTTTTGTTGAGCGCCTTGCGCTCTAGAGAAAATGGCTCGACTGTCTCAACGACGGCACAAAAGCGTTGCTTCTGAAAGGACTTTGGGATGTTAGGGTCAGGCTCACTCATCAGCAGCTGTCATCATCGTCTGACGAGTCTATCTTGGCCGAGGTTGACAGCGCATAACCGCCGTCAGTGTCAAAACCACCAGCCACCGTCCCGTTGAAGACACGGCACTGGATGTGGAACTTGTTGTAGATGTCCTGTTCCCCAACAGACATTGAGTTGGCCTGGATTACACAGGTGACTGCCACCACCGTCCCTGTGTCGAGGCTGGTAAGAAGCGTCGTGTCAACTGGGTTGGTCGTGGTCGTGATAGACCCGCCACTATAGCTGATGCTTGAGGCATTTCCATACAGTGGATGCCTTACATCCGTAAAAAAATCATAGACACCTCCACCCGTCCCTGACTGGCCATAATTTGTCCCAGGAGAAATTACGAGTGGCGTGGCTGAATTGGGGCAGGTGATCTCCCACTGAAATGCCATTGGCACGGTCCCTATCACTGTGACAGAATACAGGAGTGGCCCATAGTTGGCCGCGGAGAACCGGCCACTGACTGGTTGAGTCTTAACCTGTGGGACCTTAAGAGGCCCACTTATTTGACTGCTTGCTGGAAACAGCCACAGGGCCCCGTCAATTAAAACTTGGATGCCTTGGTCACCAACCTTCTTCCCTACTGGATCTGCTATGTCAGCACCCGCAGGGATGGCCGCCGGATTGAAGTAATAACCCGTGTTTTTGTCGAACGAAGCATACTTGCCAGCAGTCCAGTTCCCATGGACAATTGAAAAATCTTGCCTCGCATGAGCCGCAATGTCATCAAGCAAATTTTGAGAGGCCGCCGCAACATCTGGGATGACCCCTTCTGTTGCAAGCCCAACTTTTAGAAGGTCAGACATGAGGACTGATCCTTATCGCGTCTACCTCAACCCACTCGGCCAGTGTATCTTGGGCAGCCGCTATGACTGATTGAAGAGGAGGGACATTGTCGCTGGTGGTTAGGTGATGACTGTTGGGGGCCGAATTTCCGCCCATCGTCCTTACACAGAGGGTGAGTGAGGCATTGCCCGCAGTGTTCGTGGTAACTTGAAGGTTGAAGGTATAATCTGCCACCTGAGACACGCCCTTAGCTGTGCCTGTGCCTGTGTTCAGACAATAGATGGCCTTTGGGTTACTGACCTCCAAGAAAAATTCATTTAGCCTGCTGGCTCCCCAAACTTGGCCATTGGCGTTAAGCGACCCAGTAAATAGAAAACAAAACTGAGGCGTGCTAGAGTTAGGCGGGACCGGAGATGCCGAGACCATGTAGCCTGAAACGTGGCTAAGATAGTTCTTCAACTCCATCGCCCCACGCACCTTGACCATGACATCATACGTCGTAGAAGGAACCCCAGTGAAGGTAACGCTAAATGGCGCAGCATCACCCTTGAATGCTGGCTGCACAAGAAACAGTGGTTGAAATTGAACGGTAGGAACCACCGGACTGGCTGGACTGTTAGAAGACAGGCGCCCTGGGATGTAGAATGTCGTCGTGTTGATCGTGACCACCAGGATGACGTTCCCAAGGCCATTGTTGTCAGAGTTGGTATATGGACTTACCGCAGGAACCTGGTAAACATTGACATAGATCCCAGAATTTGGGGCGTGGGTCTGCCCAAATGCTGACATGATGTGCTGGCGCAAGGCCGTCTCAACCAAGTTCACGTCGTCCTGAAATTGGTCAACCTCTTTCTGGGTGACAAGCGAGGTCATGGTGGTGTCCCAGTTGGAGGAGCCGGGAGCAAGGATGGCGCGGCGATGGGCTCTGTTATCACCGTCCCAGAGAGTGCAAAGATAGGGAGGTCGACCAACACAAGCGTGCCATCGGCCTTGATGACTCGAAAACGAAAGGTGTCTGGGGTTACCTCAACACCCGCGTTGTCTAGGTAAGGTATGCCTTGGAGAAGCTGTGAATCTGCGTGGGCGTCAAGGCCTCTGGCCTCATGAGCGGCCAGGCCATCGGCCAAGTTGTCTAACTCATCAGCCGCGGCCTTGGCCCCAGTTTCCGTGATGATGGCCTTAGAGTCCACACCTTGGAAGAACTAGCCACGCCGCTCGGCCCTGCGAGGAAACTGGCGTTCCGCGGCCCTGCGTGGAAATGGGATCTCTTCAGGCTCGATCTCTCCACGCTCACCTCCAGGCGCCTCTTCTTCACCCGCCGTCGCACCACCTTCAGGCTCTCCCTCGGGCTCTCCGGCGCCTTCCGGGGCGGCACCTTCACCACCCTCATGGCCGCCTGGCAGAGGGATGTCTTCAACGCCGATCTCTCCTGGCTCTCGGTCACCGACGGCCTTCAACTCAGCCTTCCCCTGCGTCTGCTCGAGGGTGTTGGTGCCCTTCTCCTCTTCCTCACCAGGACCTGGCAGCCGGGCCATGTAAAACTTGAGCCTGGCATAGGCCTCGTCGGCCTGCACGCCGGCATGGTTGGCAGACAGGGCTCCTTCGATGGACTTCAGCTCGCTCCAGCTGAGCTCCATCTTATAGTCATCGTAGCTATCATGGACCTTGGTGATGTGCATATCAACCTTACCTACACGTTCTTCAAGCCATGAGATTTAACAGGGCATCCGGGTCGGCGATGGCCGTCTTGACAAGCTTGACCAAGTTCAGGGCCGACCAGGCCAATGTCATGGAGTCATTCTTAGACAAGGTGCGAAGGCGACGGGCCGAGATCAACCCAGACACCATCAGGCAGGCACTTGGCAACCGCCGGATGGTCCGCTGCCTCAATGCAGACGGTGAGGTCTTGACCGACATGGAGGATGTTGAAAAGCGTGGGCCTGTGGTCCAGTTTCAACTGACCCCAAGGGCCAGGCGGTGGCTACCAGATGTAGAACCCATAGCACAGGATCAAGACCTTCCTCGCCACGGACGAGGTCACCTTGACCTGCCAGCCATTTCCAGTGGTGGTCGCAACACTGCCAGAGGTTGGGGAACCCACGGCCGCACCGTAATACGTCGCGGCACCCCACAGCCAGGTCAGCGAGACCCCTGAAACCGCTATCACCTCCGGCTGACGGTAGTCAGTGTCGCCTGTAGCGTTGGCCGCCACGGCATTCAATACCGTGTCTTGGTTAGTCCAGACCGTAGATGGTGTCGTCCCAACCACACCCACCTCATCACTGTCATTGGCGGGCGTGTCTGCATTTGGAAAGATGACCTGGATGCTACCCTTGAAGACAGCCTTGAACGTCCCTGCCAAGAACTTCATCCCGTGGGTGCCGTCCCCATTCTGGATGGTAAACTCCTGGAACGGCACGCCAAAACCTGGAGGGCCACTGATCTTGCCGGCCACAAAGTGAACATCACCGGGAGGCTCAGTTGACAGATAGCCATCGGCCGCCGTCCCGGCGACATAGTCTGACCCGTAGATGACCGTCCCAATGACACTGGTCAGCGACTCACTGAAGGTGACCGCTGAACCTGCCGCGCCTGCACTTCCGGCCGCGCCAGCCGAGCCAGCCGGACCTGCTGGCCCCTGTGGCCCAACGTCACCTTGGACGCCTTGATACCCACGCGGGCCTTGAGGTCCTGGTGGCCCGGTAGGCCCTGTGGGTCCCTGAGGCCCGATGGCCGCGGTGATGTTCTCAATGAGGATTGATGACAGCTGGCTGCGTTCAACCACGGTTGAGCGGATGGCCAAGAACACGCTGCCTGTCACCGTCGCGTCCGCGCTGCCGATGTTCGTCAGTGAGATGATGAACTCACCCACAGGGTAGAATGCCGTTGGGGCCGTCAACTCAGTCGCCGTGGACGCTATGGTCTCACCGGTGACCTGGCCATAGGTGGCAGAGCTGTAGATGACGTCAAGCCTGACTGAGTTTGACGGGGTCGACGAGACGGCCACGTTGTTCACCCTGGCCTCATAGCCTGTCGGGATGCGAAAGTTCGTGACCTGCTCCGTCCCACCAATCTGGACCCTGGTCAGCACCACTGGGACCACCACTGGGGTCTCGTAGTTGTTCCACGAGGAGACCACCGTGTTGAGCAAGGCACCCAGCATGTTGTCACGCTGGGCAAGGCAACGCGTTGCATAGGAGATCGTCTCCCAATCCAAGGCAGATGACGGACCCGGGTGCTTGACATCACCACTGTTGAAGTTTATCCCACCAGCTGATGGCAGGCTCAGTGTAGCGATCTGTTGCATATCAATTATCTCTTCCTTGAGGAACTTTTCCAAGAGCTTTTTCTGGCGACCATCCCTGGCTAAGACGGTAGCCCAACGTGCTAGGACTGATGCCTACTTCACGAGACCACTGAGACAGGGACAGAGTTCGACCATCCACCGTTATCTTATGACTTATTCTACGGTTGTTGGCCTGTTCAATTCTATCGGCCCATTTGCAATTTTCAGGAGTGTAATCGCCGTTAGAATCCTTGCGTTCTAATGTCATTCCAGCCGGCCTTGGGCCCATGTCTTCAAGAAAATTTTCAAATGATTTGAGCCAACGTTTACAGACTTTGATCCCACGTCCGCCGTAAAGCTTAAATTTAAGTGACCGATGACTATTACATCGAGTCAACATGCTGTGGTAAGCTCGATATTCATAAGTAGCTCCACCTGACGCATATCCATGCTTAAACACAACCTATCCACAACACCAACTGATAGAATCAGTATGCATCAACTGAACCAGTCTATGGGGTGGCTGTCGATGAATGACTTGTGAACCCTGAACTTGAACCGGATCCTGCGGCCAAGCATGATCTGCCGCTGCCTGTTTGGAAAGTTCATTGAGACCGTCTTGGAGTTGGCCAAGACTGGCACGATCTTCCCAACCCGGCCGAACTCTACCTGCTGCCGGTTGAGCACGGCAGTGCCAACTAGGTCCACGACTGCCTCAAAGATGGCCGTGGCCTGGCGATAGGTCATCCCGCACCCGTGGAACTTCTTGATGAAGTCGTTCCTGGTGACTGACTTTCTCTTTGGCCGGCTCATTGGTTAAGCGTGACACTGAGTTGGACTGAGTTCCCAATGTCATCTTTAGGGGTAAAAACTGCGTTGATCTGGACCTCCTTGTCACTGAGCTGGTTCACGGCCATGTTTGCCAAGGTGAGCCGTGGCTCATACGTCGAGACGGCCGCCGTGATCTCCTCTTGCACCACAGTCTGGACCAGCCTTAGGTCCTTCTCAAACACCATGCTGCGGATGCCAGTCCCATAGCCACAATACCACAGCCTCTCACCATACGATGTCAACAGCAACAGCCTGAGGTTTGACTCAAGAACCTGGATGTCTTTGCCAGTGGAGAAACACCAGTTGGCCACCGTCGGAAAGCTCTTGTCCAGTGGTAAGATTGGGCCAAGTATGAACCCAGGGTAGTTGGCCGATGGGACAAATGGCTTGGTGGTGATCGTGACCGCGGCACTGACCGTGATGCTGTCGGACACCGGCGCATTTCGGTTCACCACCCCCACCTGGATGGAGTAGAACCCGTCATCAACATAGGCATGGACAAGGGTCGTTGAGAGAGTCGTCCTCCCAGTCAGCTTGTCAGAGTAGTTTGGGTCAGTTCCACTGGCCACGTGGCCATCACCCCACTGGACCGTGGCCGTCATGAACCCACTGGTCGAGTCGGCTAGGGTGATGTCGAGTGTGACCTTGCCTCCAACTACGGCTGTATTGACAGAGGCAGTGATCATCCATTCACAACCTGTTTTTTAGGCATGTAGCGCCGCCAGCTGTTGCTCTCCCACACCGTCTTAACTGGCGTGCCATTCCCACCAACCCTGGCCTGAGAGTCCTTCAAGAACGTTACCTGACGCCTGGCCTTGTCACCCGCCCCATTTCCACCTTCCTTGGGTGGCACAGACACGCTGAACTCCTCGTTGGCCGTCTTGGCAATGTCATTCTCCTGCAGTGCAGCACCGCCAAGAACATCCTCAACGGTCTCATACCGAGTGATCGCGGCGGCCTCATCTTCAGCTGCTGGGTTGCCCTCTGCCAGTAGCTTGACCTGGCGAACTAAACCTTGCAGCTTCTTGCTGGATTGCACCCTCTGGTCAACGGCATCAAGCAGCGTCCTCGTTGAGACGTTTTGGATGTTGCCCTGCCGCAAGGCCTCCATCTCAATCGGGTTCATCTGCTGTGGCAAGGCCGTCAAAAACTGGTTGACTACCTCATCTGGAAGGTGAAGGTAGCGGCGAAACACCAGGTCAACCCAAGCATCCTTGGGAAGGTGATACTGGTCCATCACCTGGCCAAGGCTGGCAAGCAGCTCAGCCTTGGCCGTCAAGAGCTCAAGCTTCATCTGGTCCTCAAGGCCGCCAATGTCACTCATCTTGACGTTGATCGTCAGCTCAGCTGGGTTCTTGCCAACCAACACGGCGTGAAAGTAGGCCAACCAGAGATAGCCGGCAAGCAAGGGACGCCGGATAGACCTGACCTTGCGCAGCGACCGGATGTCTGACGCCAGCAGTGCCCTGCCAGATGGTGGGTTGCTGTCCTTTGTGGCGCCAAGGCCAAACCACATCTTTGGGGCCCCGACGATGGAGAAGAAGAGGTCGGTCAGCAGCTCGATGTCGAAGACATCTGGCACCTGGGTGGTGCCGGCCAGCTTCTCAATGCTATGGTTGAAGCCTTTCGGCCGAGCTACCCACATGATCGTGTCCAAGGCCAGCGGGTTGTAGAACGACCGAAAGTCACTTGGGTCACGCATGTCAGTCCCACCGCCTTGGCCAAATGACTGCCGTGTCCGCATCGCCCGCCTCCAGGCATTCACCGTCTTGACCTGCTCTGTGGGTGGCTGCTCCTGTGTGTCGATGTTAATGACATAGCGATCTGGCTGGATCTGGGCGCGGTGGACAACCATCTGGTCGACGGCCATGCGAAGCTTCTTGTAGATGCCCTCGGCCTCACTGCAGATGGGCTCGCCATGCTCAGTGTCACGGGCCCTGAACAGCCTGCGAAAGTGGAGGATGTCCCATGGATACCACAACTCTTCCAGCCGGCCACTGCGGTTGATGGCAACACGCTCAATTGGGGTAGAGTTGTCTGGCCCTGCCCAGACGCTGTCCTTATCCGGCTTGTGGTTGTCCCACATGTAGCCGATGCAGCGCTTGTTGCGGTCAAGCCAGTAGCGCCTGATCTGGTGAGCTGGGATGTAGGAAAGTCCTTGAACACCTTGGCCAGAGCCTCTGGCATAGTGAACACGCTCAAAGTGGTTGCCCAAGCCAGCAACGCCATACGCCTGAGATGTGACCAGCGACTCGTTGTCGATTCGCTTCAGCATCTTGTTCAGGTCAGTTTGAAATTCCCGGTTGTTGCACTCATACCAGATCGGCCCTGGGTTGAACTGGTCCCAGTTGACAGCCTCCTCAACAAGCTCAGCTAAGACCGCCGCCAATAGGTCCCAGCTGGCCATCTCCTCCCACACGTTGAGCTGGTTGCGGTAGGACCCTGGGCCCTTCATGATCGTCGCATAGCGAGACCAGATGTCAGGGTTGGCGATCGTGCCTTGGTCGTAAAACTCCTTCTGCAAGGCCTGCTCAACATCTGGGGTGTCTGCCCTTGGGACAATCATGTCACGTGAGGCAGGCGTGCCAATCATGCCGAGCGTGCTGAAGATGTTAAGACCTAGGGACTTTAGGTTCATTTTGCTCTATTTTTTGTTTACATCGCGTGAGTTCTATGGAAGAGTAAGAGCATGTCAGTAAAGCACACAGCCAAAAAGGTGCGTCGGACCACCCAAGTTGAAGCATCCGACAACCCTGGTGAGACAGCCGTAGTTGCATTTCGTGTGCCAAAGACGGCCGTAACCGCGTTTGAAAAACGCATGAACAAGAGGCCCGTAGTTGGCATTCGCTCGATCCATCAGTATGCTCGAAAGTTGTTCCTGGACTTCACCGATAACAAGTGTGTCTACCTTAACCCAGTAGATGCAGCCGAAGACCCGGCCACTTGAGCCGGAGGTTGCAGCAGCGTAGGTTGAGTCCTTGAGGCCATCTGGCGTGCCTCACGCTCCTTCTTGGACATCACATCATCTGACGTCAGCCTCACCTGCAGGCCAGTGTATTGCAGGCCATCCTTCTCATAGTTCACAACCTGAACGTCCCTTGCGCCTGCAAGCTTGGTCAGGTCGGTGTGAAAGTCAGTTGGGACCTTGTGGAACTCAAGCTGGATGATGACGTCCTTCCCATCGTCAAAGCTGGTCGCGTTGACAAACGAGGCCAAGAGTGGTGGAGACTCAAACAACCGGAGCATCAACCGGTCAAAGTAGGCCTGCACATTTGGGTCTTCAACCTTGGCCTCGATCAGATACTGCAAAAGCTCGTCTTGCTTCACGGTTTAACTACTCAGGCCCAGGCATGACGAGGGGTGGCTGCTATGCCACCCCTCTCGAG